GGCCTCCAGCTTCGTCTTGCCCTTGTGAGGGCTGGCATTGTCGGCGATGTGCCGGCACTGAAAGAGATCGGTGACCGCCTCGATGGCAAGGTGCCTCAGGCTTTGGTCGGTGGCGGCGATGACGATCCGCCCATTCGCATTACGCGCGTCGAGCTTGTCGATTTGGGTGGCGCATGAAGGCCGCCCCATGCCCGACGTTGGTCATCACGGCGCAGCTTCTCGCGGATTGCGCCCGTATTCTTGATGAAGCCGCCGTGCCGTCAAAAGACAGGCTCGTGTGGGATGGCGAGAAGTTCGCCAGCGATAACGCAGAGCTTGCGGCCAAAGCCAATGGGGATGGCGCCTGATGGGTGCGGCCCAGATCGCGCTTCCCCCGAAGCTCAAGAGCCTGTTCATCGGACCGGCTGACGTTCGCGGCGCACATGGCGGCCGAGGCTCAGCCAAGACCCGCAGTTTTGCCAAGATGACGGCGGTGCGTGGCTTCATGTTCGGTGAGAGCGGTGAGAGCGGCATCATCCTGTGCGCCCGCCAGTACATGAACTCGCTGGACGATTCCTCGCTGGAGGAGGTCAAACGGGCCATCGAGGAAGAGCCCTTCCTGTCGGCCTATTACGATGTCGGCGAGAAGTACATCAAGAGCCGGGACGGGCGCATCGACTTCGCCTTTGCCGGCCTTGATCGCAGCATCGAGAGCGTCAAGTCCAAGGGCCGAATCCTGCTGTGCTGGGTGGACGAAGCCGAACCGGTGACGGCCGAAGCCTGGTCGATCCTGATTCCCACCCTTCGCGAAGAGGGCGACGGCTGGAACGCCGAGCTTTGGGTGACGTGGAACCCCAAGCGCAAGAACGCGGCTGTTGAGAGCCGTTTCCGCCACGCCAACGATAACCTGATTCGCGTGGTCGAGATGAACTGGCGGGACAACCCACGCTTTCCGGCCAAGCTGGAGCGCGAGCGCCAGCGCGACCTCGCGAGCCGGCCCGACCAGTACGATCACATCTGGGAGGGCGCTTACGTCTCGGTCATCGAGGGCGCGTATTACGCCAAGTCCCTGACGCAGGCCCGCGCACAGGGCCGTATCGGCAGGGTGGCGGCCGATCCGCTGATGACCATCCGCCTGTTCGTCGACATCGGCGGCACGGGCGCGCGAGCGGACGCCTTCACCATCTGGGCGGCGCAGTTCATTGGCCGAGAGGTTCGCGTCCTCGACTATTACGAGGCGGTGGGCCAACCCCTGGCGGCGCATCTCGAATGGTGTCGCGGCCGTGGCTATACGCCCAAGCGTGCCCAATTCTGGCTGCCTCACGACGGCGACAGCAACGACAAGGTCTATGACGTTAGTTACCGCTCCGCGCTTGAGGAGGCTGGCTACGAGGTAACGGTTGTCCCCAATCAGGGGAAGGGCGCCGCTGCCGCCCGTATCGAGGCTGGGCGGCGCCTGTTTCCCTCGCTGTGGTTCAATGAGGCCACGACCCAGGCCGGTCTCGACGCGCTCGGCTGGTATCACGAGAAGAAGGACGAGAAGCGCCAGATCGGACTCGGTCCCAACCATGATTGGGCATCCCACGGCGCCGACAGCTTTGGCCTGATGTGCGTGGTCTACGAGGAGCCCGACGGCAAGCCCACCGAAGTGAAGATGCCCAAGCGTATGGGCGGATGGCAGGGGATGTAGATGCCTGGACTCAAGCGCGCCCTGAAAGACGGTGTCTCGCCTCTCGCTCTTCGCGTTGGGATGCTCTGGTACGCCCGGAAGAAGCCCAATGGCTGACGAAACCCGCGGCGGCTCCACCAAACCCAGAGATCCAGACCTGCACAAGCGGGCGATGGATCACGCGGACGAGGCGTGGAAGCAGGAATTCGAGAACATCGACACCGGCCGCGACTGCCAGCGCTTCTATGCCGGCGGTATGGCTCAGTGGGACCCCGAGGCAGCGGCGCGCCGGAAGGAAGCCAATCGCCCTGTCCTGACGATGAACCGCATCCCTGGCTTCGTGCGCCAGTTGACGGGCGAGGTCAGGCAGAACCCACCGAGCATCAAGGTCTTGCCGGCCAAGGACGGCGCGACCCTTGAGAAGGCGGAAATCTTCAACGGCCTCATCCGCAACATCGAGCAGCAGAGCCTTGCGCGCGCGGCCTACACCAAGGCTACGGAGAACGCGGCGCAGACCGGCTTTGGCGCATGGCGCGTGGTCACGCAGTACAGCGCGGACGATGCTTTCGAGCAGGATATCCGCATCAAGCGCATCAACGACCCGTTTGCCGTGCTGATCGATCCGCTGGCGCAGATGCCCGACAAGTCGGACATGCGCTACGGCTTCGTATTCGAGGAGATCGCCAAGGCTGAGTTTGAGCGTCGCTATCCGGGCAAGACGGTCGAGAGCCTGCCGGCGAACGTCGCCGATCAATCGCTGGCGTGGCGAACGGTCGATACGGTGAAGATCGGCGAGTATTGGTACCGCGACCCGGTCAAGAAGACCCTGCAGCTCCACGAAGATCAGACCGTCAGCTATGCGGGCGAGAAGAACCCGTCTCCCGTCGTGCAGACGCGTGAGGTGAAGGTCGACCAGATCAAGTCGTGCATCGTGTCCGGCAAGGACGTTCTGGAGGGGCCGTTCGACTGGCCCGGCCGGTACATCCCGATTGTTGTCGTGGTGGGTGAGGAGATTTACGACGGTGGCCGCGTTGTCCGTAAGGGCATGGTGCATGACGCCCGCGACCCACAGAAGGTCTACAACTACACGCGCACGGCGGCCGTCGAGGCCGTCGCTATGCAGCCCAAATCTCCCTACGTCGCCACGCAAGACATGGTCTCGGGTTACGAGAATCAGTGGGCGACTGCTGGGTCGGATAACCGCGCCGTCCTGATCTACAAGGCCGATCCGAAGGCCCCCGGCATGAAGCCGGAGCGCAGCGCGCCGCCCATCGCGTCGCAGGGCCTCGACGTGCAGTCGCAGATCGCCGTGGAGGATCTAAAGGGCGTCACCGGCATCTATGACGCCTCGTTGGGCTCAGAGGGCAACGAAACCTCTGGCCGGGCCATCCTGGCTCGCCAGAGCGAAGGCGACACAGGCACCTATCATTTCATCGACAACCTGAGCTACGCGATCAACTACACGGGTCGCATCCTCGTCGACCTGATCCCCAAGATTTACGACTCCACGCGCATCGTCCGCACGCTCGGCGAAGACGGCTCGGCCAAGATGGTCAAGATCAACGAGCCAGTGCAGGAGAACGGGCAGGAGATCACGCTCAACGACCTGTCGGCTGGTGAATACGACGTGACGGTCACGACCGGCCCGAGCTACGCGACCAAGCGCGCCGAGGCCACGGCCTTTATGACCGAGTTCGTGCGCAGCTTCCCGCAGGTTGGCGAGATCGGGGGCGACATCATCGTCAAGAACATGGACGTTCCTGGCGCCGAAGAGCTTGCCAAGCGTATGCGGATGAAGATGGGGCTCGACGACGAGGGCGAGCCCATCCAGCAGGAGCCGCCCCCGCCCGATCCGGCGACCGCCGCCAAGGCCATCAAGGATGCGGCCGACGCCGACAAGACCAAGGCCGAGACGGTCAGCATCGAGCTCCAGAACGCCGGGACCTTCATGCAGCTTCAATCGCTGACCGGTCAGGTGCAGCAGCTCATGCAGATGGTGCAGCAGTTGGCGCAGGGAGGTGAGCAGGGCGCACAGCCGCCGCCGGCAGCGCCTCCAGGCATGCCGCCCGAGATGCAGCCGCCTCCTGACCAGATGACCGACATGCCGGCGACCATCGAGGTCGGCAATGGCCTGCCACCCACAGTTGAAATCGGAGCGCAAACCGCATGAGCGAGATTGACTTCGCAAAGATCGTGGCTGAAGATGCTGCGGCGAATTCGGGCAAGACGCCCGTGCCGGCTGAACAAGCCGAGCAGGTCGATGATACGGCGGAAGCGACCACCGCCCCGGCTGATGAGGCCGCGGAAGAGCAACCCTCTGAGGCGCAGGGCGATGAGCCCAAGCCGAAGAAACAGGGCGGCGGCTTCCAGAAGCGAATCTCAGAACTCACCCGCGAAAAGCACGAGGCGCTGCGCCGAGAGCAGGAAACGCGCGAGTTGCTGGCAAAGACCACAGCGGCCCTTGAGGCTGTGAGTGGCGGCCGGAAGCCCGCAGCACCCGCCCAAAGCGAAGAGCCCCGTCCCGATCAGTTCGACAGGTACGAAGACTACGTCCGCGCAGCCGCCCGATGGGATGCCAAGCAGAGTGTCCGCGAGGAGCTCAGTGGTTTCCAGAAGAAGCAGGGCGAACAGACGAGGGAACAGGCCGTGCAGGCCAGCTACGAGGCTCTTGAAGCCAAGGTGCTGAAGCAGGCGCAGGCCGATCCCGAAATCGGTGAGGCGTTCGAGGCCGCCAAGACTGGCGTCCTTCCGATCACGCCGACCATCGCGGAATACGTCCGAGAGGCGTCCGATGAGCCGGGCCAGCTTCTCAAGTACCTGATGAACAACGAGGACGAGGCGAACCGAATTTCCCGCCTCGGGGATATCGCGGCCGTGAAAGAGCTGGCCAAGGTAGAAGCGCGACTCAGCGCCAAGCCGAAGCCGAAAACTTCATCGGCCCCGCCGCCACCGACCACTGTGGGAGGAGGCGCGGCAGCCCAGCAGTCCATCGAGAAGATGCCATACGGAGACCTGAAGAAAATGGTCGCCGGATGGGATCAACGCTAGAGGGCGGCAAAGGCGAGAGACCGAAGGGGCCTAACCAAACGGTTAGGTCATGGCAAACACGATCATCACGCCGAGCATCATCGCGAGGGTGGGCTTGGCGCAACTCGAAAACAACCTCGTCATGGGAAAGAAGGTCTACCGCGACTATTCCCGTGAGTTCGTGAAGGTCGGCGACACGATCAGCGTGCGTCGTCCAGTCAAGTTCGTCGCCAACGATGGTGCGGTGGCCATCAACCAGGACGTGACCGAGGGCAAGTTCTCTCTCGCGATGGACAAGCGCAAGCATGTCTCCTGGTCCTTCTCCACTCAGGATCTGACGCTGAGCATCGAGGAGTACAACGAGCGGTACATCAAGCCGGCCGCGATCGCTCTGGCCAACCAGATCGATTACGACCTGTGCGGGCTGTACAAGGGCGTCTGGAACTGGGTCGGCACGCCGGCCAGCCCGGTCAACTCGTTCGCCGACTTCGCCAAGGCGCCGGAACGTCTCGACGAAATGGCCGCCCCGCAGGACATGCGGAACGCGGTTCTATCGCCGACCGACTCGTGGGGCTTGATCACGTCGCAGGCGGCCTTGTTCTCTCCGCAGCTCGTGGGCCCTGCCTACACTCGCGGTGAGCTGGGCATGCTGGGCGGCGTGTCGACGGCGATGGACCAGAACGTCCGCACGCACACCAACGGCGCAGCGGCCGGTGGCGGCCTGATCAATGGTGCCAACCAGGACGTGACCTATGCGGCCACGGCCAACACCAACGAGCAGACGCTCATCACCGATGACTGGACGGCCTCGACCACGTTCAAGGAAGGTGACGTGTTCACCATCGCGGACGTGTACGCGGTCAATCCGGTGTCAAAGGCAACGACCGGCATCCTGCAGCAGTTCGTGATCAAGTCCGATCTCACTGCGACGGGCACCGATGCTGTGCTGACCATCAGCCCTGCGATCATCGTTTCCGGCCCCTATCAGACCGTGGACTCTGTCCCGGCCGACGGCGCTGCGATCACGATGGTGGGCGCTGGCGGCACGTCATGGAAGCAGAACCTCGTGTTCCACAAGAACGCGTTTGCTCTCGTGATGGCCGACCTCGAAATGCCGGACGGCGCCGTGTTCAAGGCTCGCGAGAGCCAGAACGGGTTCAGCATCCGCGTACTCAAGTGGTACGACGGCGAAAACGACGAAGAGAAGATCCGCATGGACGTCCTCTATGGCGTCAAGCCGATCTATCCCGACCTTGCCACCCGCCTCTCGGGCACGACCTAAGGAAGGAGCCGTAACATGGCAGCTCGTCAACTCTCCGACGCTCGTACGGACGGCCAGAAGCTCGGCCAGTCCGCTACCGACAAGGTCGCTTTCCATGGTGCAACTCCGGTTGTGCAGCGCTCCGGCGCGGCACAGGCGGCCGTCAGCACCACGGCCAGCACCACGACCACGCCCGCCGGCTATGCAACGACAACCCAGGCCAACGCCATCGTGACGCTCGTGAACGAGCTTCGTGCGGCGATGGTCGAAAAGGGGATCATCGCGGGGGCGTGAGCGTGGTACCCGACCGTGTCGCGCCGGCATCGCATCTTCGGATCGCGGTGCCGGCGTACACCGGGCAAGTCTCGGTGCAGACGGCGTCCTCCTTGGACGCCGCTTTGCCGCATCTATTGGCCGCGGGCATCAAGGTCGACACCGACTATCTGGCCGGCTGTTGCTATCTCGATCACACGCGGAACCTGATGGCCGACCGCTTCATGCGCAGCAAGGCAACGGACCTGCTGTTCATTGATGCGGACGTAGCATTCAGCCCCGACGCCGTGCTGAGGGCCGCGCTTTCCACGCGTCCCGTGCTTGCCGGCATTTATCCCAAGAAGGGCGACCGACCGGAATTCCCCGTGGCCGTGGACAGCGACGAAATCTGGTCCGACGGCGAGGGCTACATCGAATGCAGCATGGTCCCGACAGGATTCCTGCGGATCAACCGCAAGGTCTTCGAGGCCATGATCTTGAACGTCGAGACCTACGCCGGTCCCGATGGTCCGCTGCGCGCGTACTTCAAGACCGTGATCCGGGACGGCCAGTACATCGGCGAGGACGTGGAGTTCTGCAACGTCTGGCGCGGCATCGGCGGCAAGATTCACGCAGTGGCGAACGTCGAATTTGGCCACGTCGGCGCGAAGGAATGGCGTGGTGCGTGGCCTCAGGGCAACCCCAAGATTTCGGAGGCCGCGTGAAGATCACCACAGGAATGGTCGAGGCAGGCGTCTCGGCGCTGGCCCGCAACCGTAAGCAGTCCGATCCGGCGGTGGTCGCCGCGGTGTTCTCCGCGATGATCGCGCGCAAGGGCGCAGAGGATGCCCGCGCAATCGGCAAGGCCCAGCCGGCCAAAGAAAAGACCTACTGGCCCTCGTTCCGCTATGGACCGGACGGGCAGGGCAAGGTGTTCCAGAAGGCAGAGGACGTGCCTGAGGGCTGGACCGACTCGCCAAAGAAGGTGGCCGAGGCCGAGCCGGAGAAGCGCAAGCCCGGCCGTCCCAAGACGGTAGCGGCGTGAGCAACTATCAGAACCTCGACATGTCGGCCGGGGAAACGCGGACGTTTCCTTTAGCGGCGCGTGATTCCAGCAACGCCGTGAA